CCGTTGATTACCTGCTGATGGGTGATTCTGGTTCGAGCAGAACTGCTTCCCTGGCTAAGGCAGCACGAGTTCTTCAGATTGCTTCTGCTAGAAAAGATTGTATCGGTTTTGTTTCCGCTCACCGCACTGACGTTGTTGGTGTTTCGGATAGCATGACCGCTACCAACAACATGATCAACTACTTCGATCAACTCCAATCCACCTCTTATGGTGTATTCGATGCTGGTTGGAAGTATGTTTATGATCGCTTCAATGATAAGTATCGCTGGGTCCCATGTAACGGTGACGTTGCTGGTCTCTGCGCTGCTACTACAGCCAATGGTGATCCTTGGTTCTCTCCTGCTGGTTTGAACCGTGGTGCCATTCGCAATGCTATCAAGCTTGCTTATTCGCCTAAGAGATCTGAGCGCGATGCCCTTTATCAGGCACGCATCAACCCTGTTACCAGCCTGCCTGGTCAGGGCATCATCCTCTTCGGTGACAAGACCGCTCTCGCTTCACCATCTGCTTTTGATCGCATCAATGTTCGTCGCCTCTTCCTCGTCGTTGAGAAGACTATTAGCAATGCTGCGAAGGGAGTCCTGTTTGAACTGAACGACGAGTTCACCAGAAACAACTTCAACAATGTTGTTGAACCATTCCTGCGCGAGATTCAAGCTCGTCGCGGTGTAACTGATTTCCTGGTGGTTTGTGATGCATCAAACAACACTACAGCAGTGATTGATGCTAACGAGTTTGTGGCTGAGATCTACATCAAGCCAGCACGCTCGATCAACTTCATCACCCTTACATTCGTTGCTACCCGTAGTGGTGTTAGCTTCGATGAAGTAGTCCCCCGCAGAGTTTAATTAAAGGAGAGTAACTAACAATGGCTGAAGTATCCGCACTAGGCGTACTTAATTTCCAATCTAAGATTAGGGGCGGCGTACGCCCTAATCTGTTCTCGGTTGATCACGACTGGCCAACTGGGGAAGGTTTCAGCGCCCCCGACACAGACATGGTATCTCTCTTTTGTAAGAGTGCTGCCCTGCCTGCTACCTCGGTAGGTACTGTTGAACTTCCTTTCCGTGGTCGTGTCATCAAAGTTCCTGGCGACAGAACTTATGAATCCTGGACCGCAACCTTCTACATGGACGACGCATTCAAACTGCGCGGCGCCTATGAGAAGTGGATCGAACTGACCAACGCTGTAGATGCTAACGTTTCCTCATCGTCGATTGACAATGTTCTGAGAAATGTAACCATCACTCAACTGGATAAGTTCAACAATCCTTCGGACAAAGGTTTCACTTCGATTCGTTCTTACAAGCTGGTCAAGGCATTCCCTGTCAGCGTAAGCCAAGTTTCGGTTGCCTACGACAACAACGATTCCTACGAGGAATTTGATGTTGAGTTTGCTTACCAGTTCTTTGAGACTAACGAAGAGCAAGGCGGTGGCGGTAATACGCAGACTGCTAAAATCTCCGTTATCTGAAGCAACTAAATAGTCGAGTAGGAACGTCCCACATTATACGATGGCAGAACTTTTTGGTTTTTCATTCAAGAAGAGGGAGGAGGCAAAGCGTAGCGCACCTTCTCCCGTTGCCCCTTCTGCCGAAGACGGAGCCACGAGCTTTATCGCAGGTGGTTACTATGGTCAGTACGTAGATCTTGATGGAAACTTCAAGACCGAGTATGACATGGTTACCAAGTATCGCCAAATGGCGATGCATCCTGAAGTAGATTCTGCCATCGAGGACATTCTACAAGAAGCTATCGTTACAGATTTGAACGATACTCCTGTTCAGATTAATCTTGACAACTTGGAAGTATCCGAGAGCGTCAAGACTATGATGCGTAACGAATTCGATTACGTAAAAACTCTGCTAGGTTTTGATACAAAAGCCCATGAGATGTTCCGTCGCTGGTACATTGATGGGCGTTTGTATTATCATAAGGTAATTGATTTGAACAAGCCTCAGGATGGTATCCTGGAGCTGCGCTACATTGATCCACAGAAGATCAAAAAGATTCGTCAGATTCAGAAGAATCCGAAGAACACTGAAGAGTTCATGAAGTTGGACTTCGGTAAAATCGACGAATACTTCCTATACAACCCCAAAGGTCTTAACAATACCTCTGCGAATTCTGGTATCAAGATTGCCAAAGACGCTATCGCGTATGTAACGTCTGGCATCATGGATACCAATAGAAATATCGTATTGTCTTATCTCCATAAGGCAATCAAGGTACTCAATCAACTTCAAATGATTGAGGACTCTTTGGTTATCTACCGTATCTCTCGCGCACCCGAGCGTAGAATTTTCTACATCGATGTGGGCAACCTACCTAAGGTCAAGGCGGAACAGTATCTTAGGGAAGTGATGGGTCGCTATCGCAACAAGCTTGTGTACGATGCCAACACAGGTGAGATTCGTGACGATAGAAAATACATGTCCATGTTGGAAGACTTCTGGCTTCCAAGACGCGAGGGAGGGCGCGGGACAGAAATTACTACTCTTCCTGGCGGGCAGAACCTCGGAGAACTGACAGACATTCAGTATTTCCAAACTAAACTCTACAAGGCTCTTAACGTTCCTGCTGGTAGACTCGATTCAAATACCAGTTTCAATCTTGGCAGATCCTCTGAGATCATGCGCGATGAACTCAAGTTCACCAAGTTTGTAGGAAGGCTGCGTAAGAAGTTTAGCGAACTGTTTCAAGACGTTCTTAAGACTCAACTGATCCTCAAGGGTGTTATCACTCCTGAAGATTGGGAGGATATGAAGGAGCATGTACAGTATGACTACTTATATGACAATCACTTCACAGAACTTAAGAATATCGAGATGCTGAACGAGAAGCTCGGCGTCATCGCTCAGATGGAACCCTACATGGGACGCTACTTCTCTACGGAATATGTTCGCACTGAGATCCTCAATCAAACTGAGCCTCAGATGAGAGAACTTGATGATCAAATGGCTGACGATATCAAGCAGGGTCGCATCATCAATCCTCTTGATCAAGTTGCTATGGATCAGACTGCTATGGATATGGAACAAGACAATGCCGCGTTGGATCAAGAACTGAAAAAGGCTCAGATCCAGCAAGCAAAGAATCCACCCAAGCCTGCGGCAAGTTCAAATTCCAAAACAAATAAATAAAATATAGTCAAGATTTATTATGTCTACACAAGAACGAGATATCGTTGATTTGCTCTGGGACAATGACCAAGCGGACGCTCTGGTAAAACTGAAGGACATGCTAAGTGTTAAAGCTGCTATGGCAGTTGACGCATCTAAGCAAGACATAGCAAATGCTATGTTTCCCCATGTTCCCGAAGAAGGAGATGTAGAGCCCGACAGGGAAGAGATCGAAAACCCAGAAGCTACCGCTGAAACTGAAGAACCCGAACAGGAAAACGATGAAACTGATCACGGAACAGATTGAATCCATTGAGATTCTTACCGAAGAAACCGACGGTAAGAAGAATACTTTTATCAAGGGAATCTTTCTTCAAACAGAAATTACCAACCGTAATGGTCGTATGTACAAGTACGATACCATGAATCGTGAGGTACAGAAGTACACTGAAGAATTTGTTAAGCGTGGTCGCGCTCTTGGTGAGTTGGGTCATCCAGATGGTCCAACTATTAATCTTGACCGAGTAAGCCACAAAATTGTGGAGCTTGTCCCTGAAGGTACCAACTTCATTGGCAAGGCAAAGTTGCTCGATACACCTATGGGTAAGATTGCCCAGTCCCTCTTGGACGAAGGTGTACAACTGGGAGTCTCTTCTAGAGGTCTCGGTTCAATCAAGCGTGAAGGTACTACCAACGTTGTTGGTGATGACTTCATTCTTGCCACTGCTGCTGATATCGTAGCAGATCCTTCCGCCCCCGATGCTTTCGTCGAAGGCATCTATGAGGGACGTGAGTGGGTTATGGTTGATGGAAGACTCAAAGAGTCTCACCTCGATGCTATCAAGCACGCTCTTGATAACGCACCAAACCCCCTGGAACTTCAAGAAAGAAAAATTTCCGCGTTCGCGGAATTCTTAAGAAGTCTCTAATTTATAAATAAATATAGCAAATTACCGCAGTCTTTTATTCGTAGGAGCAAACAATGTCCACAATCGATGAAAAATTCGAGAAACTCATCGCGGAAAAGAAAGCTCATGCTACCGCTGAAGCGGTAGTTGAAGAGGTTGAAACCGTAGATGAAGTTTCTGAAGAAGCCGCCACTGGCGATGCCGCCATCAAGAAAGGTGCCGTCGCTGCCCAAAAGTCCGATCTGAAAAATGACGGTAAAGAGGTTGCTAGCAATAGCAAAGAGAAGCCCGAGGGTACCGAGAACCCTGGTGCCAAGGCTGCTGCTCCTGTAACTGCGACTAAAGACTCCACCCTGAAGACCAAGCCTAGTGCCGCTTCTAGCGCTATGCCTGGTGCTCTCTCTGCTAAGATCTTTGATTCTGTTGAGACTGAAGGTGAGGTAGTTAGCGAAGAAGAGATCAGCGAGGACATTGCCGCCGTTCTGGCTGGTGCTGATCTTTCCGAAGAATTCCAACAAAAAGCAAAGACTGTTTTTGAAGCCGCTGTTAGCGCAAAGGTTTCTGAGCAGGTAGTTGCTATTAAGGAATCGACCGAAGCGAAGATTGCTGAAGAGATTGAAACAATCAAAGAAGACTTCGCTGGTCGTGTTGAGAACTTCCTGAACTACGCTTGTGAAGAGTGGATGTCGGAGAACGAACTTGCTATTGAGCAAGGTCTCCGCGCCGAAATCACAGAAGGGTTCATGGATGGACTCAGAAAACTGTTCATCGAAAGCAACATCAACGTTCCTACTGAGAAGCTGGATCTGGTTGCCGAGATGAGCGAAAAGCTTGATGAGATGGAGACCCGACTTAATGAGCAGGTCGAGCGCAACGTCGAACTTCACGAGAGTGTAAGTGCCTATCGTAAGAATGAGATTTTGAATGAACTGACCCGTGGTCTTGCTGAGACCCAGAAGGATAAGTTCACTTCCCTCGCTGAAGCCGTTGAGTTCCGTACCGAAGAGTCGTATCGTGAGAAGCTGGTTCAGATTAAGGAATCCTACTTCGGCGCTCCCAAAGTGGAGACCGTAGAAGAGATTGCTACTGAAGAATCCGCCGTACATACAGAAGCAATTAGTGAAAGCATGAGCGCTTATGTCGCTGCTCTTGCTAAGCGTCTGTGATCACACTGTTAACCCAATTCTAAACTCCCGAGATTCCCATGTTTAACACCGAATCTCTCCAAGAGAAGTGGGCTCCAGTCCTTAATCATGATGGTCTGCCCGAAATCAAGGACAACTATCGTAAGGCTGTAACCGCACAACTCCTGGAGAACCAAGAGCGCTTCATGCGCGAAGAGCGTGCCATCCTCACCGAGGCACCTACTAACGTTGGTCCTATCAACACCCAAACCACCAATGCTGGTGCCGTCGCAGGTTTCGATCCCATTCTGATCAGCCTGATCCGCCGCGCAATGCCTAAGCTGATTGCTTATGACATCGCTGGCGTTCAGCCTATGAATGGTCCTACTGGTCTGATTTTCGCAATGCGTTCGCGCTATGTGAATCAGTCTGGTGCCGAAGCATTCTTCGATGAGCCCGATGCTCAATTCTCTGGTACCAAAGGTGCTACACCTCCTACCGCTACCACCGAGAAGAACCCTGGTCTGATCAACGACGCCACTGGCGGTGGCGTAACCGAAACCGAATATGATCTGGCTAGCAGCAAGTTCAGCACTTCCGACATGGAAGCTCTGGGCGACAGCGCTGGTAATGCCTTCATGGAGATGGCATTCTCGATCGACCGTATTGCCGTTGAAGCAAAAGGTCGTGCCCTGCGTGCTGACTACTCGGTCGAACTGGCTCAAGACCTGAAGGCAATTCATGGTCTGGATGCTGAGTCCGAGCTTGCCAACATCCTCAGCACTGAGATCCTGGCTGAAATCAACCGTGAGGTTGTCCGTACCGTTTATCGTGGTGCTAAGCCTGGTGCTCAAGTTAACACCGCTAACGCTGGTGTATTTGACCTTGACGTTGACTCCAACGGTCGTTGGAGCGTTGAGAAGTTCAAGGGTCTCCTGTTCCAAATCGAGCGCGATGCTAACGCTATCGCCCTGGAAACTCGTCGCGGAAAGGGCAACGTTCTGATCTGCTCCTCTGACGTTGCTTCTGCTCTCGCTATGGCGGGTGTTCTGGATTACAGCAGCGGCATCAATGGTGCTGTTGGTGGTCTGGGCGAAATCGACGACACTGGTAACACCTACGTCGGTACCCTGAACGGTCGTATCAAGGTCTACATCGATCCTTATTCGGCTAACGTTTCCGCTGACCAATACTATGTCATCGGTTACAAGGGCAGCAATGCTTATGACGCTGGTCTGTTCTATTGCCCATATGTTCCTCTCCAAATGTATCGCGCAATTGGTCAGGACACCTTCCAGCCTCGCATTGGCTTCAAGACCCGCTACGGCATGGTCCTGAACCCATTTGCTAAGGGT